TCATGTACCAGCCACCGGAACCATCCGGATAGACCCGGGTCACCAGTAGCTTCTGGTCCTTGTCCAGGAGCACGCCACGGTCGTTACGGTTCTCACCGATGTGGGCAACGTTGACGCCCTCGGGAACCGCGATCCGCATAGTGATCTTCCCCGGCCCATGGGACATGTCAGAGCCCAAGTGGGTGGGGGAGAAGGCCTTATCGGTGATCGTGTTTCCGGTCATGCGGATGATCCCGTTGGGATCAGTCTCGTTCAACTGCTGCGGAGTGAGCCCCAACGCTTCCGGGCTGAAGGTCCGACCAAGGATCAGGCCTTCCTTGGTGGGGTGCATCCGCTTGCTCACCATGTCCACGTACTGCTGAGTCAGGGGATCAATTTCCCCGGCTCGCATGTGGTCAGCGGCTTCGTCCCAGTCCATGCGTAGGCGACGAAGCTCCAGCTCGTTGAATGCACCACCAGGCTGGACACGAGCAGAGTTGAAGTTGAACTGAGCGGCCTGCCCATCACTCTGGAAGGTGCGGGGCGTGGAGGACTTCAGCAAATGGTCAAGCCAGGGGGCCAGCTTGAACTTCTTGATGAAACGACCGTGGAACCCCCGTGGGTGGAGGTTCGGGTCCCAATCGCCGAAGCCCGGCATTACTACGCTCCCAACACGCCCGTATCAAGGGTGGGCCGTTCAACTGCTCCGTACCGTGCGTCCAGCTCTGCTGCTGTCAACCAGGCCATTGGATCACCCGCAGCGGCATCAGTTTCGGATTGACCTCCACCTGGTGGTGAGTTGTCGGGAGGGGGAGTAGGGGCCTGCCCCGGCGCCGCTGCTGGGGGCGTACCGGGAGCCCCCGGGGCAACAGTGGCGGACCCGGGTGCCGGGGCAGGGGTCATTGGTACAGGTGCGGTCACTGCTGTGCTGCTTCCTGGTCTGCGGCGAAGATGGCGTGGAGTCGGAGCTGGCGGTCGCGCTTCTCGTAGATCTCACTGTCTTCGATGAGATCACGGAGGCGCTGTGCGCGGTACTCCTGCGTGTCCTCCTCGTCCCAGCCAGCGGCGGAGAAGGCGTCGTTCACCGCGTCCTGGATCAGACCAGTGATACCAGTGGGGGGCGGACCGGCGTACTCGAATTCGTCATCCTCGAACCACACAGATCCCGCAGCGGTCAGTGCGATTCGTTCGTCGTCGTCCATGCTGTAGACCGGGAAAGCTGGAGCGTTAACAGCAAGGGCCGCAGTAAGTTCCAGAGATCCACCCTCTCGACGCCAGTCCCCCGAGAGAGGAGAACGACGAAGCTTAGCGATCCTTTGGGCAGTCGCTTCGGGGACAACGGCTCCGGAGAACCAGATACCGAACTGGTCTTCACCGCAGCGGATGGCCGCAATCTCATCGCCAGTGTTGTCGTAGTGCAGTGCGGCAGCAGCGTAGCCAAGGTTGATAGAGGCGTGTCGGGTGTCCATGACGATCTTTCCGGTGTCAATGACATCACCCTCCGCCGTCAGCACCGAACCAAGGTGGAACGGCCGGTACTCCTGCTCCGAGTGAGGAGCCAGGACACACTCCCGCATGGTCACGTCCCGGTGGCACTCATTCCAGGCCGCCAGGTGACCAAACACGTGACCATCCTCAGTCACCGTGAGCTTGGTCTTGCGAGTCAGGTTCGGGTTCTCAAACCAGGCCTTGGGCGGGTGCACCGGAATGCCACTGGCCGAGTACTGAGTGTCCATGGGCGCCTTCTTCTTCGGAGCAGCGGACTGCTTATCCCCGCTGTCGGAGATCTGGATACCAGCCTTGGCGGCGGCAGCCTTGATCCGCTGCTTGATCGCAGCCAACTGGTCTGGCTTGTAGAAGGCCGCATTCTTGGGCACGTTGATGTACGCCCAGGCCGCTCTGATGTGCTCCGGGTTATCGATGGGGTACTTCTTCTCACCGTTGTAGCCCGGGTCGGCGTACTTCACGTCGCCGTAGGGCTCTGCGGCTGCAAATTCATCCATGGCGAGCTGTACACCTTCCTGTGCTGAACGGTCCCAAGGCGCCCGGAGACTGGAATCCCCGAACGACTTGGACATCTCCGCGTAGATATCGGAGATAGTGGAACGGATCTTGGTTACGTCCTCCGGGCTCACGTCCGGAAGGCCACCGTGGGCACCTGACATCAGAGCAGCGGCGGCATAGATGGCGTGGAAGATCACTGTGAGGTTGCCATTGATGATGTCCCCAACCGGCAACCGGTAGCTGGTTGGGTCCAGGGCGTTCCCGGTCGGGGAGAACCACATAAATGCCTTACGCATCTTGTTGGGGTCCCCGGCCGCCCAGGCCGTGATCCGCTTCACCGCATCGTCGTTGTCGAACACGGCCTCACGGGGGGCCAGTGGCAGGCCACGCCACCCTGAGGAATTGACCGTGTACTCATCCGATTCCCCGGTGTATATCTTGCGACCCACGGCTTTGGGCTTGTCCTGGTTGCAGCCGCAGTCCTCATCCGGCTTGTCCATGGACATGTCCATGTCGTCATCCGGCCAGTCCCCGTCTCCGTCGAACACATACAGACCGGACTGGGTGAACGCCGGAATGGGCACCAGCGTGGACCCGCCGATGCCGAACTTGAGCATGTGTTCTTGGCCGTTCTCCGGGTTGACGGTGGCCGTTACGTCCCCCCCTGGGTCCAGGCTGGGACCGACCACCCCCATCTGTGCCAGGTAGCGGGCCTTCTTTGCCTCCGGGATGATTTCCTCGTCAAGGAAGTCGCCCCAGCCCCAGCAGCACTCCTGGCCGTCGTGGTCGGGGCCATAGGTCATACCCAGGATCCGACCCACGGTCAGGCCCCCACCATGACCGGGGCCCTGACGCTCGCGCCAGTCCAGAGGCAACGGGAGCACCCGGTGATAGAGCGCACCAGGCTCAAAGATCCGAGAGCGGCGTGGCTCCCCGGTTGGGCGTCCAATGGGCGCCATCAGACCGGCCCACGTGTACTGACCGAGGGTCGGTTGCTTGGACAACAACTCCTGGGCAGCGACCAGGGCGTCCATGGTTTCCGAGGTCATGGCCGCAACGATGCTGTGCTTCAGCTTGTGGGGTTCCAGTGAGCCATGACCGGGGGGCCCCCCGGTCGCCTTGGTGTGCAGGATGTTGCACAGACCTTCGGGGTTGGTGGGGAAGTACTTACGCAGCTGTCGGACGCAGCGCTTGAAGTCGCCCGGCACATTCCAGCGGATCTTGGCTGCGCCCTTACCGGCGAGCCAGTACCGCTGGAGTTGAAGCGGCATACCCCTGGCTGGATTCGGATCAACCACGGGTCACCTCGTTTCCAATGTGCAACTCACACCGGCAATTGATGACCAGATGCGGTGGGGCGGATGGATCCCCGGGAAACATCATTGGCACGCCGTCAACGTAGAACGGATACCAGACCGGCACCGTTACTCCGTCAACTTCCTGATGTGGAGATCGCACACGGTTATCGTCCTTGGTGTCCCATCGCTTGGTCAACTGTCGACCGGTTACTCTGGCCTGTTCGATACCGGCCGCCATGGTGGCCGCACCATAAGCGCGGTTGACTTCGGTCTGGGCAATCACTTTGGCTCGGTTCGGCCAGCGCTCCGAGCCCGTGTAACTGAGTACCTTGTCGATCCTCGTCGCGATCTGATCCCTGCTCTCGCCAGCGTTGGTACCGTCGGTAATTTCCGCAAAGACAAGGTTTGCAACCTCGTCGGGAACGCGGACGAGCAGATTCTGTACATCTGCCAAGTAGCTGACAACGAAAGCGTGGCGTGAAACTGGAGGGACATCAGTTGCAGAACTCCAGGCTCCGACACCAATTCTCCCGATCTCACTAAGGATGGTGTCGACCTCGGAGTTCCAGTCGGACTGGAGTCCATAGATTGCAGTTGGATCCGGAGTTCCTGACCGCATGACGGCACTGCGAGCCTTGTCGAGCCATCGTCGTAGTGCAGCACTAACCGTCGCCCCGAGAGAACGTTCATCCTCACCCCTGCTCATGGAGGAACCCGGCTCTGGTCAGGTACTCCTGCAATAGGTAGACATGGTGCGGCTTCTGTCGCGTCAGGAGGGTGGTGCAGTATCGGTCAAGGGCCGCACCGAGCGCCTGGGAGTCCAGGGTCGGGTCCACTTGTTCCGCCAGAAGCGGGAGATGGTCCCAAGCGTTGGCCAGTACCTTATGGGCGTGCGCCTCATCACGGACCTGGATCTTGGTGTGCAACTCGTACGGCGGGCACGTGAATTCGGATCGATGTTGGTTACCTACCAGCCTCTTCCCCGCCAGCTCCAGGGCTCGCAGGACGGTGGCGTTACTGACAACGAAGACGTTCAGCGGCTGCACGCTAACAGCAGCAGTGAGTCCGGCCGGTGTTCCCGCTGGGGCCGGGGGAGGTCCACCTGGTGCGTTCTGCGCCTCAGTGATCTGGGGCATGGGTGGACCGGAGGCATCACTGATCCCGGTCGGCGGAGCCGGTGGCGGGGGGGCACCGGCTCCGCCTTGCTGTGGCGGGAACACTTTGTCCGGGGGCAGCACGTCGTCAGAAATGCCGATCAGTTGTCGTACCGCAGGGATCTGGAACAGGTTCGGATCGCGCAGCATGAGTTCCTTGACGAACTTCTGGGATGCTTCCTCATCGGTGGGCGCATCGGAGTCTTTGTAGTCCCCCGCGTTCCTTACTGCTTGTGCTGATACAAGTCCGGCGTCATACATCTCTCGCGTCTCTTTGAGGCGCTCGGGTCGAACCGTCAGTGGTGCCGTGTCGTACCAGAGGACGTACTTCTCGAAATCTTCCTTGATCGACTTCAGGGCAGGAACCAGATAGGCTTGAGTCAATGCGTCACAGATGCGGCTAGCCAATGGTTCAATGTGAACCTTGATCTGACCCTCCATGATCTGCCAGGCGCCCC